AGAACTTACCGCCGTAGATGTTCTCGGTCGTCTGGTAAGGCACGGGTGTTTGTTTCTTAGCCTCCAATACATCCTTGCCTGTGAGCACGCCGATGTTGGTTTTGCACTCAAGCGGCGAGATGGTGGCGACGCCCTCGCTCACCAATAGAATGCCGAGGGTTGGGGTGATCGTGCGACCGCTCAAGTTCTTGCATGTCACGGTAGCCTGAAAGTTCACTTTTTCCATCACGCCGGGCGCCAACAGCTCAGACATGGGGATGTCGAGGCCAAAGGAGAGGCAGACGACCGACCCGACGTGCTTGCTCCACTGAGTCCACGAGAGATTACAGCCGTTACGCACAGCAGCGAGGTAGAGATCGTAGGGCGACATCGTGCTCACCAAGGGGTTACGGTCTGCGAAGGCGATGGAGACGTTCGTGATCTGAAAGAAGGTGTCCGTCTTGGTCATGTCAAAGTCGACGTCCTGCTCTGCGACCCAGAGGTAAACGCGGTTCGGCACGCTCGAGAGCTGCAAGGTGTTGCCCTGGATGGTTTGGGTAGCGCCAGCCAGAACGGGGCCGACTTGGTTGACGGAGCTGTAATAGGGCTCGAAATACTGGTAATTAATCTCTTTGGGAATGTCCATGACCAAGTCGGGCGTGATGTAGTTGAAATAGGCCTGCGCGCTCAGCACGGAGACGGAAGTACTCGAGATCGTGGCGGGGTTGTTCACGGCGTCGTGAGACCAGAGCGAAGCAGCGAGGCCGCCCAATACACCATTCGAACGTCCTTGAAGCGTCAAATTGATGCTCAGGTTCTGCAGGTTCAAGAAGCCTTGGGACTCCTCGCGGTAGCCGAACAAAGCAGGATTCAGGTAAATAGGCTCGAACACATCGAGGTTGACGATGGCCGTGTCAGCGATGCCCGTTGCATCATTGCGCACGATGGTCGCGCCAACGAACCCGCCGCGGGGGCACTCAACGACGTTGTCACCGTAGGCCTTCAACGGGGTACGTGCAAATCCGAATAAGTCGCTGTACGCCTGGCTTTGATCGGGCATGCTTGGGGAGAGACTCGCATATCGGTCTTGGTTGTCGATGGGGTTGTGGTACCGCTGGAAGATTCGGAAATACTGGTTGATGTTCTGGGTGATGTTGTAGTTGTTCAAGCTCAGGCGCTGAGTCGAACAGGCTTGAGAGAGCGGCAGACAGCGCGGCGCGTCGGCATAGGCAGTGCCGACACTCACGCCTGGAGCTGCGGAAGGGTCCAAGCTGAGGCCCATACATTGCAGAAGAGTCATGCCGGGAGCGGCCGAGATGCCGGTAAATGTGATCTGGAACTGTACGCGCGTGTACATGCGTCGGTTCACAAAGATTCGCGCACTGCTTGGGTTCGCGGTAAAGGTGATGTTGTTGTTCGACAAACTCGTCGCCTGGAATCCTTGCCATATCGTATCGACGCCACTTGTCAGCACTCCGTACTGCTTCTTAGACTCAGCGAGGAGATCGACGCGCGGGTCCACCTGGTGGACGACGTTTAGCTTTTCAAACGACAAGCTCATGAGGACAGCGTATATATCCCCGCGCAAAAAATAATTAGGTCGCGCGACACGTCCACGCCACAACCACGTTGGGGATCGCTTCAGCGTCCGCGGTTACCGTCTGCGGCCTATCGCTGCACGTCGCCCGGCGCCTGCCGCTGCGCGCGCGTCCTGGTCCTCGTGCATTCGCTGGAGGCGGCCATCGGCGCGCGGATCTGTTCCGACGACGGCCTGCTCGGCCTGGTTAGGTGTGGCGCCAGCTCGATACGCGAAAATGACTTTGATGTTCATGCTCGCGTATGGGTCAAGGTAGAGCGGGAACGTCTGGCCCAGAAAGTTAGTCCAATAAAACGTGAAGTCGAGCGTCGTTAATGGCGTCTTACTCACGATATCGACCCAACGATATTGCGCGGTTGGCAGATACTCGACGATGCCGCGGTCGGTCGTAGGGTCTGGGTCGAGAGGCAGCAGGAAATCAGACACGATTTGAAGGGTTCCATCACTCGAGTAGTTCGCCGGGTCAATCGTATTCGTTGGGATGTTGTCCGGCCGGATTGGTAAAAGGTTGCTTACCAGGATGAGGGAGCGCGCAGAGTTCCACCGGCCAATCGATATGTCGGTCTGCTTGCACAAGTACATCGTAACGGGGCGCGCCTGAAGCTGGAGAGGCAAGCCGACACGCGCGCCGACGGCTGGCTGCGTCACGCAATTCGTGTTGTTCAGGGTCAGATCAAAGGCGCATTGGTCGGCCGGGTTGTAGCCGTTAAAGAAGTACTCGAAGTTTGATAGGTACTGCCAGAGGATGAAATTAAGGCTGATCGTGAGGACGGGCGGCGTCGGTATCGCTGGATCGGCGGCCGGTGGCTGTGGGGTCGGCACGTATGAGCCGTCGACGTAGAGCTCAATGAGCATGGTTACCGGGTTGTAAATGTACTTGGGAGGCACCGAGAAGGCCGCGAACGGTGGGGCAGCCGCGTAGATGCTGATAAGCGCCTGGTTAATGTCATCCAACCAGTTTTGTATGTGGTAGATGGCCGGGATGATCAAGTCAGGCGAGAGACCGGCCGTATTACCTGTCGGCGACTTAACCACGTTGGCGCTATAGACGACGCCTAAGTGCTTAATGCTGATCACCGAGGCCGTCACGGTCTTACTTGCGCCGAGCATCTGCGGCGTGTTGATGGGGACGATCGACATTGAGACATCGAAACGGATAACGGACATCTGCCAGTTTTCCGGGTTCTCCAGAAGTGGCGATGTCCGCGTCTCTCGGATCTGCGCAGGCACCGGGTTCGGGGTGTTATTAGTGAACGACCCCGTGTAATAAACGTTAGCAAGGGAGTTCGACATCGTAAGACACACGATAAACGCGTCCGTATATACACCACGCGCGACATAATGGCAATGCAAAATATCCCCATGTCGGGCCGGGCGATGGAGCGATTCATACCGCGCGTCATGAAGTACGGCGCCCTGCGCAACATGCGCGAGCTTCCGGAGCGGCCGACCGTAGTGCTCTATGAAACGAAGCCGAATTTCGGACATTGGACCGGAATATTCGACACCCCTGAGGGGATCGAGTTTTTCGATTCTTACGGCTACGCGCCCGACCAGCAACTCAATTGGGTGCCTAAGCGCTTTAGGATCTTTAGCGGCCAAGAGGAGAAGCGAATATTGCGCATGCTCTACGACTCCAACGTACCTATTAACTTCAATGCGCACCGACTCCAGCGTGGGCGCTCCATGACGTGCGGCCGTTGGGTCATCCTGCGCTATCTCTATAGCCACTTAACAAGCGACGAGTTTGCGGCGCGTGTCTTCTATGCGGCAAAAAAGTTAGGTATCACCCCTGACGAGCTTGTAAGCCGGGTTGTGACCGTCAGTGAGTAGGTTACAGTATGAAGGCCCCGTTCTGGTGTACGACGTGTTTGATCACTCCTAGATCTATCATAGTCCAGCGCGATTTGACGCCGTGGATCCGCTTTATTTGCTGATTATCCAGTCCTACGTATGTCTTCAGGTACCGCCCCGTATGGTAGTGGGTGGCCGTGTTAAAGAAGACGACGCGCTGCGCCTCATTCAAGAGGTTGCGCGTATCTTTGTAGTTGGTCAACTGATGTTGTAGCGTCATTACGTGCACGCCGTACTTCCGTCCGTTCGCGATCAGATCGTCGTTAAACCGTCGCATTGCCTCGCCGACACGTTTGATGCTGATGTTGTCGCAGTCGTCGAATACGACTAATGCGTTTTTTAGGTCGGTTACGTTTGGCGGGTTCTCTGCGAGGGTCTCGTCGGCCTTGATCTCTACGTGTGGAATATGCCGATATGCTTGCTCGTTCTCATGAGTCGTAATTAACACAATGCGGTTTCTGGGGAACATGCGCGCATACTCGTTCATGTAGAGGGCCGCCCAACAAGATTTGCCGCTACCCGACTGGCCGGCCACATACACCCGTTCGGGTTTCTCGTCAGGCAACACGACCATCTCGCCGGCCTGGGGGTCGAATTGCTTTTTTAGCTTCTCCTGAATAGTGGCCGACGCGCGTTGCCACATAGGAATGAGCCGCGGATCGTCTGGCTCGTGCTGACCGACTAACGCGCGTTTGAGGCATTCACGGTCGCGTACATTCATGGCCTTGTACTTGGCCATGTAGTATTTGAAGTCGGCCGGCTCAAGCACGGCGTCGATGTCTTCGCCGGCGGGTTCCTCATCGTCGGTCTCTTCATCCTCGTCGGTTTCTTCGTCGTATTCCTCGAACTCGTCGGGGTCGCGTTCCGCGATGGCCTCACGGGCTCGCATCACCATCGTCATATGCGGCGCACGGGCCGGACGTGGTGGCGCGATCTCACGGCTCGGTTCCGCCGTCTCCTCGGTGACGCGCAAAACCCGTTTGTCATAGGGCCCGCCAGCAATGGCCGCAATAGGCCGTCCGGTCGTAAATGAGAACATCTAGCGCTATATCTAGGGCGAGCAAACTTTTTCAAGAAATGCGAAACACTGGGGCGGCTACTGTGGCAGCGCCTTAAACTCCCGCCAGGCTGCCGAGATCTCCGCGCGACTGGGCGCCTTTCCCTCCTCTGCCTTGACCATTCGTGTCCAAAAGCTTCGCCATTTAGGATAGCAATTAAAGTCAGCGGGGCATGTGTAGTCGAGATCGCCATACTGCGCAGTACGTCCGGCAAGCTTTGATTTCACACGTCGCGGCACTCCGCCGATCAGTGCAGAGCCGGCCAGGTGAGCGTCGACGTACTGCTTGCGCTCGGACGCGGGCCCGTGGAAGCCGCGCGAAGCCGCCGCCAGCCGCTGAGCTGCGCGAACATGGCCAGGACTCGACAGACTCAAGAACTTGCGCATGCTGATCGGTTTCTCTCCATGCATCGCGCGATGTTGGTTGAGCATCATTAGCCCCTCCTCATTTGACATATCGGCAGGAACTGGATAGTGTCCGAAAGTGTCTTCCATTTGGCCTTTGTAGCCGGCCGCCATTCCCATCGGGTACATGCAACCGGCACCAGCGGGCCCGCTGGCATAGCTTGCGCAACGGTTCTTACCTCGAGGACCGACGCGATGACTGATGCAGTGACGAATACCCTTAGAAGGACCCCGCCCACCGATGTAAGCGCCCCCAAACTGTGCCCCGGCGCCGTCCATGTGCGCCGCCTTCCGATCGAGCAGCGCCAAAATCTGAGCTTGAGACATGATAAGCGAGTATATAGTCGCGCGCGAAATTAATTAAATGCTGGGGATATATACGCACGTCTCGCTCGCCAGTCTCTCATCATGGATATCCAAGAGTTAACGGAGCCGACCAAGCTTAAACCCTGGCTTAACATCTGGGCGAAGAGCTTGCACGGCCAGATCCTCGACGCAGACACGGCCACGATTACCGACCTAACCATCGACAACGTAGATGCAAAGGTTATGACGCTTGACAACACGGCCAGCGTCCCGAACCCGGCCGCCGGCAAGGTCTCGTTTTTCTCGACGGGCTCCCTACTGAAGAGCACTGACCCGCTCGGTGCCTCCAAAAGTTACGTCACGGGCGCCGCCCCTTCCGTTGCTGGTAACCTGCCCATGTATGCAGACGCAACCGGTGCCGCGATCACTGACTCGGGCATCTCTGCCCTTGCTTCTGATCAATTGCAGTCGGCCATCTTGGACGCCACATATGGCATTGCGCCGGCAGGCCAACGCGACTTATGGCAATACACGGCATCGGGCACGCCTCCGACTGGCTCGGGCATCACCTATGAAGCTGGGCCGGATATGCTCCATAGCTTCGGAAATGTCGCCGGCGCTGCTACCTACAGCATCGACGGTGGCGTGACCTGGGCGGCCTGCGTGTTCGATGTGGTAAGCGCCGGTACTATCTTAATCGGCTATAACGGCACTATCTGGGCGGCCATCGCAGAAGGTGTCACAGATACGTACACCTCTGCGGATGGCATCAACTTTACGAGTGGGCCGGCCCTTCCCGTCGCTGATGCTAACGGCTCCAATATGGTATGGTATGCTGCCGGCGGTCTCTTCATCACCGCGCGCAACGACGTCGTGAATGGCGTGCTCACCAGCCCCGACGGCCTGACCTGGACAAATCAAGCCGGAAATAACGCGTTGACCGTGGCCGTCAACTCTAGCATTGCCGTCAGCGTCACCCAGGCCGCACCCTACATGCAGTACTCAACCGACGGCATCACCTGGCACAACACGCCAAGCACGACCGGCCAATGCCGCGCGGTCTGCTGGTCGCCCGAGCGCGCGGAGTTCCTGGCCCTTGACTATGTGACGGGCCACGGCTACGTCAGTACGGACGGTATTAACTGGGCCGATCGTGGAGTCATCGCGCCCGCTGCCGTCAACGCCGTTATGTGGGTAGCTACAAACGGCTATAACCGGTATTATGCGACCTTCCATGATGCCGACGGTAACTATTCTCTCTGGTCGACCGTTGAGCCGACTATCGCCTTCGTAGATACCCACCTCGACGGCGCCCTCGCGCAACCTTTGGCCTACTCGGTTGGTTACATGCCCGTTCGCGACTCCTTCTTTATTGGCGTCAATAACTCACCTTACTTCGCGTATAGTACCCCGCGCGTCCTCGACCTTAAGGACTTAGCCGACAACATCCGAGTACGCGGCTTTCCGGTTAACGTTGGCTGCTACTCGACATATGACGACACAACTTGTAACAGCACAGCCGTTGAGACAGACATAAGCACGACCGCCTCCTCAATTGGAACCCTTGCGCTACAGGCCACCCAGCCACTCGGCATGCAGTATCAACTATTTACGGACATGCAGGCCTCTTCGGCCGCTGGCGACACCCTAACCATTCGAATCAAGTGCAATGGCTCAACTGCCGTAACTCAGACACTCACCATTCCGGCACTATCCGTTAATCTTCCCGCACTTGTCCGTACCGACATCACTGTGAGAAGCGCAACCGTTCACATCTGCTGCGAGGCTCTGGTCTCGGCCATCTCTAACGTCATCGTTGATAGCTCGTTTGGCTACACGCGCACAAATCGCAACGTTTGGTCAATCACCGCCCAATGGGGCGCCGCACTAAGCACTCTCACGGTTGGCACTGTTTACGCAGTCGCACGCTTCCCCAACGGCGCATAAATTGCCTGATACGTTGATCTAGTCTTTTTTTTGATCCCCTATAGGCGCGCCATGCTTCAGAGCGATTATAACGCGCATCCTTTTCAATGCATCCTGTACTACATCAACGTATCAGGAAACCCGACGGTCTATGCCGAGAACTTGAGCAATGTATGCCAGATCTATTACGACACCTTTGGCAATATTGCCATAACTGGTTGGCTCCTTGGCGTATCTCCGCCACCTCCTACGACACCAACGATCTTGGGCTACTCCCTTGCGACCGTTTTGTCGTTTTACTCGTTTTATTACTCTGATGTCGATGCGATCCTTAACATGCAACCGTTTAATGTCACAACGACCGATCTAGGGCAGATACGCACCGAACCCCAGATGATCGGCTGCGTTGTCTTCGACACGACCGCAGAAGTGCAAAAAAATTGGACTGGTGCAAGCTGGGTGCCGACTGGCTCCGGCGTTTACTTGCCGCTTGCTGGCGGTACGATGGCCGGCGACATTGCCATGGCCGCGCATAACATAACTAATGCCGCACTCGTCACAAGCGCGTTAGGCATGCCGACCTCTGGTGTCCTCAGCTCATGCACGGGCTACGCGCAATCAGCGTTAACCGGCCTCGGTGCTGGCGTCTCAACATGGTTAGGCACGCCCAGCTCCGCGAACCTACGCGCCGCCGTAACTGACGGAGGCACTGGCACGGGCGCCATTGTGTGCGCAACATCTCCGAGTCTCGTTACTCCGGACGTAGGGACTCCAACGGCTGGCGTTCTAAGCTCGTGCACAGGCTACGCGCAATCAGCTTTAACCGGTCTAGGCGCCGGCGTCTCTACCTGGTTAGGTACGCCCAGCTCCGCGAACCTTTTTACAGCCATGACCACAAAAACTGGATCGGGTGGCTCTCTCGTCTTTGCTACCGGTCCGACGTTGTCGGCGCCTCTTTTAGGGACTCCCGCATCTGGGGTGCTTAGCTCGTGCACAGGCTACGCGCAATCAGCGTTAACCGGTCTAGGTGCCGGCGTCTCTACCTGGTTAGGTACGCCCAGCTCCGCGAACCTACGCGCTGCCGTGACTGATGGGGGCACCGGGACGGGCGCCATCGTGTGCGCAACCTCTCCCAGTCTCACGACTCCGTCGCTCGGTACTCCGACGGCTGGCGTTCTAAGCTCATGCACGGGCTACGCCCAATCTGCATTAACAGGTCTTGGCACTGGT